GATAAGCCTGGCAAGCCGCCTTCTCTGCGTGTGGACTACTGGAGTGGCCTCACGCACCACAGCGAGTGGATTTGCATCGAGCATCAAGGCTATCCGCGCCAAAAGGCCGCCTCCTGGTGGGCCAATCGTGCCCAGGGTTTGCCGCTGCCTCGGCGGGTGGATGAGGCTATTGCCTGCTCTGCCAAGCTGCGTTGCCCTTCAGAGATTGCCGTTCGCCCCAGTGGACGCTACACCGAGATCGTAGGAGCCCGGTTTCCATGATGTGCGTGATCTGCCGCAGGGATGCCCGCGGCTATGGATTCGCACCTCGCTACTTACGTGAGGAAGCGCCAGACAGCAAGCAGTGCTCTCGGCGCTGCCAAAACATTACTGCAAGGTTGAAGGGAATGATCGATCCAAACAAACACGAAACCAATGCGCTGGCAGCGGCGAGCATCAGCGCGGGCGCCTATGTCGAGGAGATCGGCAAGACAGACCTTGCAAGCTGGTCCGAGCAAGAGTGGGCGACGCTCATCGATGTGGCCGTTACCGCTTTTCAAGACTTCCTTCGCCAGGCCTATGCCGATGACCCACCCTTTTGAGGAGCGCCATGACAAACAAGAATTACATGGCGCAGTTGGGCGCCACCCTGGTCGATCGCGGTTTTCCGATCCTGCCGATTCAACCCAACACCAAGAAGCCGGGCCTGTACAAGCTCGGCGCCTGGCACGAATACCCAAAGTGGAGCCGGCACTGCGAGCGTGACACCACCGATAACGAGGTCGACGTCTGGGGCAACTGGCCCGAAGCTGGCATCGGCATTGCTGCGGGCCGAGTGATCGGCATTGACATCGACATTCTCGATTCGCCCACCATTGCCCTGGAGATGGAGGCTCTTGCCAAGCGGATGCTGGGCGACACACCTGCCGTTCGCATTGGGCATGCACCCAAGCGCCTCCTTGTGTATCGGGCCGTGCAGCCGTTTTCCGGCTTCAAGTACCCGCCCATCGAGGTGCTGGGGGTGGGGCAGCAGTTCATTGCCTATGGCATCCACCCGGATACCGGCAAGCCCTACGACTGGCCAGTGAGCACCTTGGCGGACCTCAGCCCCGATGACTTGCCTGGTATCACGGAGGCCCAAGCCCGCGAGTTCGCCAAGGAGGCATACCGGCTGATTCCACCCGAACTGCGGCCAAAGACACTTGGCGTAGGGCTGCGGGCGCCGATGGAGTTCGCCAACCTACCTGAGCAGCGCGGCACCTATGAGGCGGTCGAAGATGCCCTCAGGCACATCGTCAACGCCGACTTGGATTACGACAGTTGGGTCCGGATCGGGATGGCTATCAAGGGTGCGCTGGGCGATGACGGTTGGCCGCTCTTTGAGGTTTGGTCCGAAGCGTCACAGAAAAACGACCCTAAGACGACTGCACGCAGCTGGCGCAGCTTTGCTCCCCAGCGCATTGGCGCCGGAACCATTTACAAGCTGGCGCTGGACAACGGCTGGCAGCCTGAGTCTGGCATGCAACTCAATGGTGAGATCGTGATGAACGGGCACCACCCAGCGCGCGAGCTCTTGCAAGCGCTGCAGGCCGCTGACCCCATTTCCATTGAACCGCAGGAAATCTCCCTGCCACCACCAAAGCCGATGCCGGTCGGTTGGGAGAGGGTGGGCGGTGTGATCGCAGACATGATGGCATTGATGGCGGCCACAGCCAAGCGCCCCCAGCCAGTGCTCGCACTCGGAGCGAGTTTGTGTGCGATTGGTGCCCTGATGGGGCGTAAATACCGTACCGAAAGCAACATTCGTTCAAATCTCTATGTGGTCGGTATTGCTGAGAGTGGTGCCGGCAAGAACCATAGCCGGGTTGTGATCAATGAGCTGTTTCGCAAGGCCAACCTGCTGCAATACCTGGGCGGCAACAAGATTGCATCAGGCTCTGGACTACTGACTGCCATCCAGCGCCAGCCCGCGATCCTGTTCCAGCTCGACGAGTTTGGGATGTTTCTCTCGGCAGCAGCCGACCGCAAGCGTTCGCCGCGTTATGTGTGCGAAATCCTGGACCTGATGACCGAGCTTTACACCACCTCGGGCACCACCTACTTCGGGGTGGAGTACGCAAGCACCCAGCACAACAACGCCCATCGGGCCATTCACCAGCCGTGCGCCTGCATCTATGGGACCACGACACCTTTGCACTTTTGGCAGGCGCTGCAGGCGTCCAACGTGGCTGATGGATCGCTGGCCCGCTTTTTGATCATGGAAAGCGAGGATGATTTTCCGGACAGCAACGAGGCGTTTGGCGTCATCGACCCGCCTCAAGACCTGATTGACAGGCTGATCCTCATCCACCAAGGAGGCGGCAAGCTCAACGGCAATCTCACGGATGTGGGTGCTGTCGATGAGGTGCTGGTGGATCCCCGCGTCGTCCCGATGACCCCGCAAGCCAGAGCCACCTTCCGCCAGCTTGACCAGGAGTTGGTAGAGCGCCTTCGCACCTCACGAGGCACCGGTTACTCCTCCATCCTGGCCCGGATTGAGGAAAACGCTACCAAGTTGGCGCTCATTCGCGCAGTCTCGCGTGACCCCGTAGATCCGCAGATCGAGGGCCATGATGCCGAGTGGGGGATCATGCTCTCGCGCCACTGTGCCGAGCTCACCATCCGTGAGGCGTCAGCCCGAGTGTCCGAGAACCAGGTCGAGTCCCACCACAAGCGGGCCATGCAAATCTTGCGGGATGCCGGCATGGCCGGTATGTCCAAGAGCGACTTCACCAGGCGCACCCAGTTCATGGATCACCGCCAGCGTGACGGGGTATTGCGCACACTGGCTGAGGCTGGGCTGATAGAAATGATGGCCCTGCAAAGCAAGGGTCGCCCGGCTCAGTGGATCAAGGTCCTATGAGGTGGGGGTGGCGCCCGGATGGGCTTGCTTCAGTAATTTCATCTTTCAAACCCCCCCACTAGAGATACACATATAAAAAGTGGGGGCCTAGAGCCTCGCGCGCGCGAAGCCCCCCAGACAGAGACACAGAGAAGGAGAACTAGATTGAAATAAATAAATATTGAAATATCTCTCTACTACTCCAAGGCCCATGCACTTGGCGTTGAAAGATGAAAGATTGAAGTTGGTTCTGGCTGTTGCCATTCGAGCCGCTTTGACTTCCCCGCAGCCGTAACAGCAACGGACATGAGGGAGCCGCACCAGCCCTGACCCGGCGGTGCCTGGGCTCCTCCAGGTCGCATGAACAAGTTGGCAAGAGCGCTTGTTCGCACCTTTGGAGGACTTCCCCGATGCATCACCAACACAACGCCACACCCTGCGCCATCTTGGCGCTCGACCTGGGCACCACCACGGGCTGGGCTTTGAGCCTGCCGGATCACTCGGTTACCCACGGCTTTGTCAGCTTTAAACCCCAACGCTTTGAAGGTGGCGGCATGCGCTACCTGCGCTTTCGCCGCTGGCTTGATGAGGTTCTGGCTACGACGGCCCCGAGCAGCGGCGTGTCTGGGCTGGACGCTATCTATTTCGAGGAGGTGCGGCGTCACCTCGGAGTCGATGCCGCTCATGCCTACGGTGGCTTTTTGGCAACCCTGACCAGCTGGTGTGAGCACCAAAAAATCCCGTACCAGGGCGTTCCCGTGGGCACGATCAAGCGGCATGTCACCGGCAAGGGTAATGCGGGAAAGTCGGAGATGGTCTCGGCCATGCGCGCCCGCGGCTACCTGGTGGCCGATGACAACGAGGCTGACGCCTTGGCTGTCTTGGTCTGGGCATTGGCGCAGGGCAACGGGCGCTCTGCGGGAGGTGCCCGTCATGGCTAAAAAACCGGTCACACAACCGCTGGAGCACGGCACCGTCGTTCGCCTGGCCGGTGGTCGGCTTGCTGAGTGGAATAGCCTTTCCGAAGAGGGCACGAGCTACCGCACGGAGCACTTTCGCTGCATCGACTCCCTTGCCATCTTGCTGCGCAATGGCTCGATCACTCCGCAAATGCACGATGCGGGTCAGGACTTCAACCGAACCTTTGTCTTTGCCCAGATGGACCCAGCCGGCGCTCCGCCGTTGACCCGCATTCCGGGTGGGCAGTGGAAGGACAGTATGACCGAGCGGGTGGTGTGGGCGCGCAAACGCATGCATGAGGCACTCGACGCGGTGGGAGGGATCAGCAGTCCAGGCGGGTGCGCAGTCTGGCATGTGGCCGGCTTGGGTCGCAGTGTCAAAGAGTGGTCCGCTCTGGAGGGATGGAATGGTCGAACGCTCAATCAGTACGAGGCAAAGGGCATCCTGGTCGGCGCGCTGGCGGTGCTCGCAGTCCACTACGGATACAGATGATGCATCACCATTCAAGCTAGAATTTTCCGATGAGGTGTGAAACCTGCTCGTCTATTACCGGTTTCAAGTACCGGGGGAGAGTCCTTTGCTCGGTGTGCATCAATAAAGGTATCCAGGAAGACTACGCGCGGTATCAGCGTGAGCTTGACCAGCGCCCCCGTACCCAGCCAGTGAGTGAATGCGAGATTTGTGGACGGGTTGCGGCAACAAAAGTTGGACTGAGCTCGCTCTGCCAGGCTTGCGCTCAAACCGTAGATGCTTGTGACCACGCAAACGTTGAAACCACTGAAACTCTCGAGGACAACTACCTGGTAACTCGCCACCTCTGCTGCGAATGCGGCCTGCGATTTCAGTCTGATTAGCTCGATCTGAGCTTCAGGCCAGCCACCAAGTTTTTTTGGAATTCGCTTGACCAATATATATCGATGAGATAGGATTCGGCTAATCACTCAAATCACGCCCGCCCAGTTCTTCTCGGTGGGCGTTTTGTTTTCTGCCCTTCAAACCCGCCCATGCACCCAGGTGCTGCGAGGCGGGTTTTTCATTTCAGGTCCTCATGCAGCCCATCAAACTCGAATACCGCGCAGTCGATTCGTTGATTCCTTATGCGCGGAATGCCAAGCAGCACTCCGACGCACAGGTGGCTCAGATCGCTGCGAGCATTCGTGAATTCGGCTGGGGAGCACCGATCCTTATTGACGGATCCAACAATGTCATTGCGGGCCATGGACGCCTGCTGGCTGCTCGAAAGCTCGGTCTCGCAGAGGTGCCCGTTGTACCCATGGAGCACCTGACTGATACCCAACGCCGCGCCTTGATCCTTGCCGACAACAAGATCGGTGAGAACGCTTCTTGGGAGGACGAACTGCTGGGCATCGAGTTGTCCGAGCTGAAGGATGCGGGCTTTGATCTGGGTCTGACTGGCTTTTCCACCGAGGAGTGGGAAGCGTTGATTGCAGGCGAAGAGCAGAGTCAAGATGGTTTGACCGACGAGGATGCCGTACCTGAGGTCGCAGAAAATCCGATCTCCAAACCCGGTGACATCTGGGTGCTTGGCGAGCACAAGCTCATTTGCGGCGATGCGACCAAGGCCGATGACTATCAGGCCTTGCTCGGCGAGGAGTTGGTGGACATGACCTTCACCGAC